GAGTTGGTCATGCACCGCATCAAGCCCGCGACGTTCGTCTTGGAGCCTGGCGAGTACAAGGACAAGCTGCCACCCCTGCACACGGTAGAGGTGAGCTGCAAGATGGACATGGCCGACTACAACAAGATGAAGAAGGACTTTGTGCTGGACGACGTGGTGGCGGTCAACGCGGCTGTCGTCACGCAGAAGTTGCAGCAGATGTCGTCCGGTTTCCTGTATTCCGACAACGGCCCGATCTGGCTGTCGTCACACAAGTTTGATCGCCTTGAAGAACTGCTTGACGAGAATCAACATGCGAATACCCTCCTTGTTTACCAGTACCAAGAAGAGCTTGCCGAACTCAAGCGACGGTTCAAGCACCTCACGACGCTCGACGACGAGGGTGCTATCGAGCGCTGGAACCGAGGTGAGGTCGCCTTGCTGGCCGTCCACCCCAAGTCGGCAGGCCACGGCCTCAACCTCCAACACGGTGGGCACCACATCGTCTTCTTGTCCCTGCCCTGGTCGCTCGAACTGTATGAGCAGACAATCGGGCGCTTGCATCGTAGCGGCCAGCGGCATGACGTGTGGTGCTACGTATTTCTGACCGACGCCACTGTCGATCAGAAAATCTGGCGCTCGCTGCACGACAAGCTATCCCTTTCTCAAATCGCCTTGGAGGCCCTCAAATGAAACGAATCGACCAATGGAAAGCCAAACTGCGGGCTGCCAAGTCTGAGCTGCGGCACAAGACGCGCCAGCTCAACGCAGCCCAGCGGACACACGACCGCACGACCAAACTGATTGAACAACTGGAGAAGAAAATTGAGCTACACATGGCGAAAACTTAACGAAGTGCTGGCTTTGCTGCCAGAGACCGACGTCAAGGCGCTGCTGGACACTGAGATGGCTGGCCCTCGCCGCGTCAAGATCATCGAGCGCCTGCACCAGCGCTACAACACGCTGCGCGTGGCCAGAGAGAGGGCCGAGCTGCTGGCGCTGGCCACCAAGTCATGAACAGGTTTGAGGCGTGGGAAGCGCACAACCTGGCGAAGTTTGCCCAAGACGCTGCCAAGCGGTTGTCTGAGCAAGAAGAGCTGATCGAGAGTCTGCAAGCGGACTTGAAGACAGCAATCCGTGCCTATCGGCACTTAGTAATCGAAGGAGCAAATCATGAAAGTCTACCCATCAGTACCGAACAAAGATTTCAAGTGGAGCAGCGGGGCTGACGTTCAGGCCACATGGCGCAAGTGGGGCTGGTCCCCACCGTCCGAGAAGATGGCCCCGCCGCCGCCCGAGAAGAAGGTTGAGCCGCTGCGGAGGTACAAATGAAGTGCCCTGTCTGTGGGGCTTACACCGAAGTCATCGACAGCCGTATGCGCTCTGATGGCACTCGCCGCCGTCGCTACCTGTGCGCCAACATGCACAGGTTCACAACACTTGAACTTATCCTGCCGGAGAAGAAATGAGAGACACGATAGAACTTGCCCGTGAAGTTTACGGCGCACACACCGAGTGGTCTGGCGCACCGCTTGACCGGCTGGAGCAGCTTGTTGCCCTCGTCCGTGCTGACCAAGACGAAAAGTACAAGTGGGACGTTCATTCATGTGGCCCGACCTGCACAAAAGCTGCGTGTGTTGCAATGCGTGAGGCTGTTGAGGCCGAGCGTGAGGCCTGCGCTCAAGTTGTCGAAGAATATCCACACTGGCTTGGCATGACTGCTAAGGCTGAAATGGCAAACGCCATCCGAACAAGGGGGAACACATGAGAGAGATCGACTTTGAAACATGGCTGATGCTCGGCGTGGCTTGGTTTCACGGCTTGATGTGCGGCTACGCAATCTGGCGCGAGCGCAAAAGCAACACGAAGGATGAAGCATGACCAAACGCGTCACCATCCCCGTGAGCAACGATATTGACAAGATACGTGACCGGCTGGCCGCTGATACGGGCATCATCATGAGCTACTCGCAGGTGTTCAACTTCCTGATCCACTTTTACTGCGAGCGGGCCAACGAGCCCAAGAGCAAATGGAAGTCACTGTCGTGAGAAAACAAAGCAAATACAAGCCCAAGGGCGTGCGCCTGGACAACATGGCGTGGGTGCGGTCGAGCCTGATGCGCGTTGAGGACGTCAGCGCCAGCGCCACGATCAAGATACGCAACCACGACGCGATGAACACGCTGCGGCTGGGCAACGCCACCAAGGTGGAGATCGACGTCATCATCGGCGCGTTGAACATCGCAGAGGCGCTGGCCAGACGCGGTGTGGGCAGCGACTGGCTGCCCGAGCTGCGGGCGGCGCAGGACGCGCTGCTCACGCTCGCTCGCCGTGGTCTGAAGAGCCGCTTCATCGTGCGAGCCGACGAGCTGACGGCCCTGAACCTGGCGATGGAGATTCACGACGCCCAACTGGAGGCCGTGACGGTCAAGCAGCTGGAGACGGCGATGAACGATGTAACTGAAACCGTGCGCCTGAAGAAAGCGCGGCCTATTGTGGAGACTGTATGAGCCCGTTTGACTGGAAGAAAGACCCCCGCCCGAGCATCTTCTTGCTGGACCCTGCGTTCAGGGCCAAGGGCGTGGCGGTCAGCACTGACTACAAGCTGTTCGGCATCTACTCCCGAGCCAAGCCCAGCGTCAAGCCGCAACTCAATAAGCACGAGGTGCCTAAGGGGCGGCTGTGAGGCGGGTCAGCGCATCCGTTCCGAACGGTTGTACTGCCCCACGGCGCTAGGCCCTGCAACGCCACCAAGCACTGGCGCGCTTTGCGAAAGCAAGCCGCCAAGCTGTTTAGCCATTTCAGGCCGCGAACGCAAAATAGCGTCTATGAGGGCCTGCCCACCGGAGCTATACGCCGCAGGCACGGCGAACGCAGCCGGGATAGCAACTTGGGGTTGCGAAAACATCCCCAAACCACCACCAACAGAAGCCGCAACACGGCCTAAAGTTGTTGCATTGGTCGGGTCGCCTATCACTTCAACCGCCGCATCGGACACTTCCTGGCCCTTTGCGCGGCCTTTTGCAAAGGCTGTCTTACGGCGCGTCACGTCTTGCTGACGCACCGCAGTAGAGTACTGTTTCGGGGTGAAAACGCCGCTACTTGCGCCGGAGTTTGCCGCAGCCACGTTAATCACAGCCAAATCACCATACGCGCTGTCAATGCGCCGCAGCTTTGATGTCTGCTTTGGATTCTGTGAGTAAAGTTCTTTCTTGAGAACGCCCAATACGTCGTTCAAGGCTTTGCCTACTTCACGCTCGGACGCGCTCCCGCCGTTAAGGTAGTTACTCGCCACCGCACGTAAATCACTTTCAATGCCTTTGTACGCAGGGCCGTCAAGTTTTTGACCTGCAAACTTGCCGAACACGATGTCGTTTAACGTCTCGGTGACTTTTTGTCGTTGATTAGCGTCTAACCCTTTGGCTTTACTTAGCGAGCCAAGAATATCGCTAGTCGTCTTAAAGTCCAAGTCAAAAGACATTTTCGACAGCACATCGTCGTATTGCGCGCCTACCTGATCAGATGCGTATGCAACCGCGTCGCGGCCGATAACGTCAGCAGGTAGTTTGTCATCGACTTTTTTGAGCGCCTTGTTGATGACGCCTTTGTTGAAATCAAACAACACCCGCTGGCGAGCGTTTTCAATACTTGATCCAATTAAGGGCAAGTTTTGCGCAAACTCTTCAATCGTTTTGAACTGGCCACCCAACGTCTGCCCGGTGGTAGGCCGGATACCCAGTTCGCGCATCGTAGATTCGGCTTTAGAGACCAAAGGGTTCAGCACACGCCCAGCGCCGCCGACCACCTTTTCACCGATAGGCCCTGCAACCGCACCTTGGACAACTTGCTCGGTCTTTTGACCGCCAAAAGTACCTTCGCCCGTAGCGGGCTGCATCGCACCACCAACAGCACCTGCAACCGCAGCCTGCCCTACCGGAGCCAAGCCCCTAGCACGCGCCAACTGCGCTGCCCTAGCTGCGGGGGTTATGCTCGCCGGGTTGATGACGTTGCCCGCCAAACGCGCAAAATCGAAGCCGGACCCACCCTGCGCTTGACGCTGCGCTTGGTATGCCTGCTCTTCTGCCCGCGCCATCTCATCGACACGTTGGGCTTCGCCGGTGAAAAACTGGCTGACAGGGTTTGGGGCCATGCCGCCCAAACTGGTTACGCCCGCCAATGCGCGCGGCAAGAGTTGAGCGCCACCCGTGATAGGGTCTTTGAGGCCCATCAAGAAACCCGACGATGGGGGCGCAGCCGCAGGCTCTCCTGAGATCGCTTGCGCTATTTGCGCGTCCGACATGTCATCAGGGAACTCAACAACATCGTTGCCTACTTGGATGTATTTGGGCATGTCAATCTCCAGATATGGCTTCGATTTTGCGTGTCTGCGGGTTGTAACGCCTCGTCGGCGTAGGCGTGGCAGCGGGCGTCATCGGACCGATTGGCAGCGCAGCGCCAGTTTGACCTGCGGCGGCTTGCGCTTGCAAACGAGCCAAGTTCTTCTGCACTTTTTTCTCAGCGCTGGCCAGAATGCGTTTCATCGCCGCAGGCTCAAGACGCTGGTCGCCTGCAACGACTTTTTGCAGATACTTCAGTTCTTCGTTTGAGTCGTTGCCGCCGAATTGTTGCAATCGGGGGATAACGATCTCGCCAATGTTGGCCATAAACACTTCGGTGTTCTCGACTTTTTTAGGGTCGCCGATACCGACGAACTTGGCCACGAATTGCTTTTCAGGTCCGTACGCGCCGCCGTAGATGCCTTGGTCTAGCAAATTAAGCGCGTCTGTAAACGCTGTGCCTAAAGCGTATTGCTGCTCCACGTTGGCTACGTTTGTACCGACTATTTCGCCAGCTTTCCTAGCCGCCGCGCCTGTATCGACGGTGATGCCGCCAATGGTGACGTTGCCAGTGCCTTTTGCAACACCCTTGGCTTTGCCGCTGACATACTCCAGCATACGCTTCTGGAAAGGCTCTGTGCCAGGGGTCAGCCCAGCGTCGATAAGCTCTTGTGCAAAACCAGAATACTTCTGCGCGTCCGGGCCTTTGTAGATTTCGCGGCCTGACACCGGGTCAACAAGGGCGTTGCCCACCACGACAGGCTTAGGGGCCTTCTCTTGCTGCGCTGCTGCCGCCTGCGCCAATGACGCCTGCGCAGCAGCCGTGCGCTGGCCGATCAGGGCACCGCTTTCTTGCAGCTTGCGGTACTCACCTTGCAGCATCATCGCGCCTTCAGTGTCGCCCGCTTGCGACAGCGCAGTAATGGCCTGCTGGATCGAGGCGGGGTCGCCAGGGTTGAGCTGACGTGCGATCTGCTGGCGCATCGTGACGCGCTGCAACTCAGGGTCTTGGCCACCAAGAGCGCCGCCGATAGCGCCGCCCAGCATGTTGGCTCCGCGGCCAATGGCGAAGTTCGCTTGCTGGAACGGGTCGAGCTGCGCAAAGCGCAACGCCTGAGCGTCAGCCCGGTCTTGCTGCTGCTGTTGGTACATCTGCGGCGTAACGCCGAACAAGGATTGAACAATCTCTGCCATGTCTTACTCCTTAGATGAACGCGCCGATGTCTTGGTTGCCGTACGCTAGACCGGTACCAAAACCAGAGCCGCCAAGGGCTGTCTGTGAAAACGCGGCTTGCAAACCGCTGCCGGTCACATTTCGCAGGGCAGGGTTCTGGCTCAAGCCCGTCAGCGCCGTGGCGAACGGGTTGTAGGCGTTGGCCGCGAACTGGCTTTGCGCCGCGCCCATACCACCTTGCAAGAGTGCCTGACCACCTGCGGGATTGGCTATACGCCCACCCAAAGCCGAACCAAGGTTTAACGGGTCTTGGCCAAGGGCTTCCAGACCAGTTGCACCTTGCAGGTACGCTTGATACGGGCCCAAGGCCGCAGTCTGACCGCCGTAGCCTTGCGTGAGCAGGTTGCCACCAGTGCCGAACAGACCCGCACCGAAAGATGTGCGGCCTTGCTCCATAGCTTGCTGACGGCCAAGCAAGTCCGCACCGAAGCCGAAACGACCTTGCTCCAGGGCTTGCTGCTGCGCTGTGAACGCTGATCCCAGACCCAAGCGCTGCGCTTCTTGCGCCTGCTGTTGCGACAACAGCCCCGCGCCGAAGCCGATTTGACCTTGGCCGAGCGCTTGCTGCTGTGCGGTAAGCTCTGCACCCAGACCCACACGCGCTGCTTCTGCTGCCTGTTGCCGTGCGAGCAAGTCGGCACCAAAGCCGAGTTGGCTCTGCCCCAGCGCTTGACCTTGGCCCAACAGCCCCGCGCCAAACGCCGTTTGCTGCTGCCCGGCTTGTTGCGCCTGCGCTGCCAAACCAGCGTCTTGCTGGGCCAAAGCGTTGTAGTACGCCTCCAGTTCAGGGCTGGCAGCACCAAGCCCCGCAGCACCGCTTGGGCGCTCGCCTGTGGCCCCGACGGACAGACCGCCACGGCCAGTCTGGAACAATTGGTTCTGAAGCTGCGCAAACTGACGCTCTCGGCTTGGAGCCAAGAGGTTTTGCTGCTGCGACATGAACTGCTGCGCGGCCTCTTGAGGTGACTGCGCCACGTACTGCTGACCGAGGGATGTGAGCGCCTGAGCGCCTGCCGACGGGCCAAGCTGTTGGCGGGCGATGTCAACCAACTGCTGATCTTGCCCCTGACGAAGAAACTCAGCGCCCCTTGTGCCGATGTCCGTTGGGACTGCGCCGAACTGTTGGCGAGCGATGTCAACCAACTGTTGATCTTGACCTTGCCCGAGCAATCGCTGGCCGATCTGGCCCACGCCGAAGTCAGGTTGAGCGCCCAAGTACTGGCTTGCAATGCCGCCAAGGCGCTGATCTGCGGGTTGGCCAAGGTACTGCTGACCAAGGCCAAACAGACCCTGCGCCGCGCCTTGCAACGGCGCGAACTGCTGCTGGGCCATCTCGGCTTGCGACAGACCTTGACCTGCCAGACCCAAGAAGCGATCTTGCATACCCCTGAGTTGCGGGTCTAGCGTGTAGCTGGCACCAGTAACTCGGCCATCAGGGCCGTATCTAAAATTAGATCGGCCAAAACGTGTTGTAAGCCCAAGTGGGCGAAAGCGCGCCTCATCTGCTGCTAGACGCGCTGCGTCTGTCTGCGCGTCGGCCTGTGTCTGCGCGGCTTTCTTGGATGACCTGCCGCCGAGCAGACCACCTGCTAAACCAAGAATGGCACCAAATGGCATATCAAACTCCAATCAAAACGTCGTCCACCTTTGACGGGTCTTTCTCGTCGGTGGCGTGAATACAAAACCAAACGCAATCCGTGATCGCCTTGACGCCGTGCGTCAAACCAGCCTTGATCTCAATGCAGGCCGGGGCCTCAATGACTTCTATATCTTCGCCCTTCATCACCGCCACCTTGCCACTGGCAAGAATAGACAGGTGGCTGAACTCATGCGTGTGCTTCAGAATGGCTGTGCCTGCGGGGATAACCGCTTGCTTGGCGTACAGACCATCGCTGAAGTGGTGGGTGATCATGCAGTGCGCTTCCACATCGCCACGGTGATATACGGCTGGAGGTTAGCGTTGGTGGCGCTGGAGCCTGCGGAAGCAACTGTTGTAGCAACCGTAATGCCTGTGGTGGCAGTTTTTACGGAAGTATTGTTGCTGAAACTTTCCGCAGCGCCAGTGTCGGCAAATTCGTTTGCGTTGCCAGAAGCAAGAGCGTGTTCGCGGCCTGAAAGCGTGTGGTTGTGGCCGGGGTCACTTACCGTCGAAGTCGCACTGTGAGTGTGGCTAACCAGAGTAGCGTCCTTGCTACCGCCAGTCTCTTCCAGCGCGTCAAACAAAGCGTCGCTGCCATTCAAGCCGACCATGACGCGGCCAGCACCAAAGGCTACCCAAGTACCAAAGCCAAACAATGTAGCTGGGTTGGTTGTCACACCTGCGTTGATGTAGATGGAGCCCACTGGGTAAATTTGTGCAAGTGCATTGGCGGTAATACTATTGGCGACACTCGCGTTCGTAGCGTTCGTAGCGTTCGTTGCGTTCGTAGCGGTTGTCGCGTTTGTCGCGTTCGTAGCGTTCGTAGCGTTTGTAGCAAAGGCGACGGACTGACCGCCGATGTTGCTTGATGTGATAAACGACCCACCTGACTGCGGATTCGTCGCCGTGGCTGCGTTGCCCGTTGTGTTTTGGTTCAACGTGGGAAATGTGCAGTTGGCCAAGTTGCCAGATGTCGGAGTTCCCAAGGCGGGGGATACCAGCGTTGGGCTGCTGGACAACACTACGTTGCCCGTGCCAGTTGAGGCTGTAACACCAGTACCGCCACGCGCAACGGAGAGCGTTCCGGTTGTCCCCGCCACAATCGGCAGACCCGTCACGTTGGTCATTACACCGCTTGTAGGCGTACCGAGCGCAGGCGTTACCAGCGTGGGGGATGTCAACGTAGGCGACGCTGTATCAGCCTTAGTCGCCACCGCCACGGCGATGTTGTTGAACTCCGTGTTGATCTCGGTGCCTTTGACGATCTTCAGCGGATCGCCAGACGGCAGCGCGTCCTTAGTAGCGAAGTTGGTGCTTTGTACGTAATTTGTCATGTCATCTTCCCATCTTTGGATTGGATTTCAATCCGCTGGATCGACAGCGGCGCGCCGTTGATGTTGGCCTCGTATCCGGTTTGCACGATTTTACCGCTGCCGCTTGCGCTGGTCGATAAGGTCTGCAAGGCCACGCCGTCCGAATACTGCGCAATGCCGTACTCGCCAATGCCATACTCGACGATGCCTTGCGAGGGGATTAGCGTGTTAGCAGACAAGTAGTTGGTGCTGAAGTCAAAGGCCCACTTCATCGTCACAAACTGGTTTGTGCCGCCGATCACCACCACCTTCAAACGCTTCAGGAGCGACGTGATGTTCTGGTTGCCCAAGTCAGCGTGGTTGGTGAAGTATTGCATCCGGTAGGCTTCGGTGTGGTCCTTGTACGTGTCGTACTTGCCGATGTAACCGTTCTTGCCAATCAGCACCTCGCCGTTGCGCCGCGAGAGCAGCGCCGTGGGCTCAATCGAGTTCCAAACCGTGACGCGAAACGAGCCGTCTTGCAACTGCTGACGGGTATCAAAGCAATACACCTCTTTGACCGACGGCAGCGTGATCAGGTAGAACGCCTCGGCCTCTGAGTAGACCGTCTTGATGTTGGCCAGCGGCTCGCCAGCCACGATACCCATGAAGTCGCTGCGGATGTTCTTGGACAGATCGCCCAACGGGGCCGACTTTTCCACAATCGTCCTGGCGAACGACCGGATGCCCGAGTTGGACAAAAACAAGACGTCCTTGCCCGTGCTCTGGATGGAGTCGCGGGCGATGCAGCCAATGCCGCCCACCGTGTCTTGCAGTGTGATTGAGCCAGGCGTGGTGGCGTTTGCGTAAACCAGAATCTGACGCTGCCCGAAGATGATCAGGAAGTTGTTGTGCGCGGCCAAACCCGTGATGTTATCCGCGCCGTTGGGCCACACTTGGTTGATATTAAGCGACCCGGCTGACCCGCCCGAATACTTGTAGCCAAGCAGCAGGTCAGAGAAGAACACCGTTACGTTGTCGGTGGCGGTGTCTGCAACCCACAGTCGGCCATATGCGGAGATAACGATGTTGCCCGCAGGCGTGGTCCCGCCGTGGCCGGGGTGCTCGCTTACTCGGCGATAGGTCGTGGTGCTGAAAGCTGGCTCAAAAATCAGCGGGTCGTGGCCCGTCTGGAAGAAGTAAGTGATGCCGTTGAGCGAAGCCACCGACCAGTTGCTGGCCGTGATCGTCGGTGCAGCACCCCCTCCCCCGTAGGTCAGCTCAACCACAGCGTTGGAGCCGTCCAGCTTGAACAGCTTGTTGTTGCCTGCAAACAGCACAGTCAGCGTGCCGTCAGCCTGCACCAACTCATGGATGACGCCCACATCGTTGGCCCCGAGAGCACCAGATGAGGCGTTGACCCGTGCCCAGCCCTTGCGCGAGCCGATTCGGCCGTACTGGTCAATGATGCAGTTCGTTGCGACCAAGGCAAAGCCAGCCGCCAAGTCCAAAGGCGAGTCTTGCGTGTTCAGGCCAAAAAAGCCTGGCGCTGAGATGCTTGCGGTCTGAAGGGCTTGGCTCATATGGCGATGAACTCTTGGTTCTCTGGGTAGCGGGTGCTCTCCAGCGCGATCTGATCGGCCAGCATCCCACGGTAGAGCTGGTACGCCTCGGAGCTGTTAAGGCCACCGTCCTCGCCGCGCTCGACCAACGCCCGAGCGTAGGCGTTTTGCACGACAAGCGCAGCAGGCACCAGCACCACTGTGCTGTCCAAGGCCAAAGGCGCTTGGGGCACAGTCAGCGAGAAGGGGATGGTGTACACGCCATCTGGCCGTGGGAACAGCACCGCCTTGGTGTCGCCGTTGCCGTCCACGCCATCAAAGGCGTAGTAGTTGGGCTTGCCCAAGACGGGGGCCGACAGGTTCTGAAAACGGTTCATCTCCACGAAGGAGATGTTCTGCATCTGAATTAAGTCAGTGACGTTCAGCACATCCATCACTTGGAACTTCTGCCCTGCGCCGGTCAGTGAGTAGACGTAATCAACAGCGTTGGTCGTGACCGTGATGGTCTGCCCCAACACGTTCCAACTGAAAGAGTCCTCGACTTGGCGCTTGGCGTCGTTGACGAACCGCCCGATCAGGGTCGAGTAAGCCGTTTCGTTGCTAGACGACACTTGCGTCTCGCGCAGCCGGACCAGAACGTCATTGATCAGTTGAAGGTAGGTCATTTCTTGTTCCTTGCGGAGATCGCTTTGGCTTTGGCCTTAGCATCCTCTTTGGACGATGCGCCCCAAGCCTTCAGAGACAAGAGTAGCCGGGTGGGCTTACCGTCTTTCATCTCAGGCCCAGGCATATTGCCCATGCGTGCTAAGAAGGAGGCCCTACGAGGGTTGTCGCCCGACTTCACGGGAGCTTTGAGATCACCCCCGGTTGACGCATTATAAGACGCCCGACCCTTGGCATTCAAGCCTCCGGTCTTGGATTGTCCTTCTTTGCGCTGCCAGGCTGGGGTCTTCATTTCTTTTTCGCCGTCTTGGCCGCAGCCTTGAAGGCCGCAGCGGTTGGAGCGCCCTTGGCGCCGGGCTTGCGCATCTTCTCGCCAGAACCCGCTTTTATGCGCTCTTTCTTGGCTGCGATGTTGGCGTAGAGGCCGGGTTTCATCGCTTGTTGGCTTTGTTGGTTGCCGTGCGAGCGCCGCCAACAGGCATGGACTTGACGGGCTTGCCCGACTTCATCGACTGCTCTTTGGCTTCTTTTTTGCCCTTGGGTGTGTAGGCAAACTTCTTTGTTCCGACCATTGGCATGATGTGCTCCTTAGATGGTTACTGCCTTGCGGGGTCTGCCCATGCGTTTAACTGGCGCAGAGGCAATCATTGGTAATTCTTTGATGGCCTCTTGGACCTGCACCAGCTCGCCGTTCTCATCGACCCGAACATAACCGGCATGACCGCGCATCGTGTCAATGTCATGCTGTTGTGTAAAGGTCACGGTGTTGCCGCTTTGCAAGCATCGAAAGGTAGCCATGATTTTCTTTCAGTAGAAAGGGGGCCGAAGCCCCCTGTCATTTACACCATGCGGCCAATGACCAACTTAACGGTCGTGGCGGCCAAATCAACCGCACCGCCAGTGGTGTTGGTCGTGGCAATGGTTACCGCGTTGGCGGCAGAAACGTAGGCACGGCGCACAAGCCCTGCCTCGTCAACACCGGCCGACATGCCGATCACCATGTCACCCAAGGCAACGCCAGGGACGGCAACGGTGTCAGTAGCCGCAGCTTGATCAGCCACAGAGGCCGAGTTCAAGGTGCAGGTGATAGCCCAAGTATCAGAAAAGATACCTCGGAATTGGTCATTCCCGCGACGGGAAGTAATTGCTGTTGCTGCTGCCATGATCTAACTCCTTAAAGTTAATACCCCCCATTTCTGGGGGGTGTGGGGGTTAGGCTGGCACAACGAGGGCAAACATGGATGCAGACTTGGCTGCGCCCACGGAGGCAGCGTTACGCAGCGCGGCAACACCATACAGTGTGTCGCTGGTGAACAAGGTAGACAGGTAGTCTTGCTTGTACTGAGTCTGCGAACGGATGCCGATCTGCTCGACCAACACCATCGAGTCACGGTGGCCCATCAAGCACACACGGGCGGCGGCTGTGCCACTGGTCGTGTCAGCGTTGCTGGTCGTGAACACGGGGATGCCGTACAGGTTGCCGATCTCACCGTTGCGGATAGCGTTGCCATCACCCACAAACGCTTGCTCGGTGTAACGAGCCAAGCCCATCAGCGTGTTACGGCTGGATGGAGGGATGATAAAGAAACGCTGGTCCATCGGCGTGTCGTTGTCGTCCAAACGCTGGATCGTGCGACGGATGGCTGCATCGGTCAACGCGCTTTCGTTGTTGCTGCCAGCAACGTAAGCGGTAGTGCCGTCACCACCAACAAATGCGCCGGTGGCGTAAGCGTTGGTGCCAGCGCCGCCGTTGCTCGAACGACCCAACTGGATCAGATCGGTGTCAACAGCACGGGCCAAGGCGTAACCGGCGTCCGAGGTGTAGAACTGACGCAGCGAGGCCAAAGCCTGAGCTTCGGTGATGTCCTCAATGAATCGGCTGTACTCGAAGTGACGGTTGATGCTAACCAAGACTTCCGACTCGGTATCAGCGATCAAAGTGACGGCTGTGGACGAGGCTTTGAGCGAGGCGCTGCCACGAGTTGGTGCGGGAATGTGAACCGTGTCGCCTTTTTTGCCCTTGAAGTTCATCTTCATGACCAAATTGGCCATGACGAGGTTCTTCTTATAGGCAGCAATGATTTCATCACTCCAAATCTCGGGGATGAACGTTGCAGCGGTGGTGTTCGTTACTTGGGGGGTTGGATATGCCATGTTAAATTCTCCAAAATCAAAAAGTTAGGTCATCGGACCCGGCCCTCAGAATACGCTGTCAGAATCTCATCGTTCAGCGCCTCGTATCGAGCTGGGTCGGTCATTTTGAGCCGGATCAGGTCTGCCCTGCGATAGACTCGTTTGGAACTCTCGCCGCTTCCACCAACATCAACTTGCGCGGCCTTCATGCTCTTGGCGCGGGAGGCGCTGTCAGCAGTGGAGGCTTGCTGGGCTTTCACCCCGCGCAACTCTTTGTATGTGGACAGCAGTTCATTGGCCGAATCATAGTCAAACTCACCATCGGCTTTGGCGTAGAGGCCCACACGAACAGGTGAAGATTTCACCCACTCTTGGAAACCAGCATCGTTGACCACTTGGGAGTAGTCAGGATGGTCTTTCGCCAGCTTTTGCTGAATCTGCATCCGTTTGAAATCGAGTCCGGCTTGCCGGGCTGCGAGAACATCGGGGTGCCTATCAATCGTTGCTTGAACCGCCTTTTGCGGGTTCTCAAAAAAATCTACTTCCGGTTCATCTTGTGTCTGTTGTTGCTGTTTAGCACCGAGGTTCTGCTTGAGCAACTCGTCAGCCAGCTTGCGGACTTCACCGACCTCTTGGGCCTGTTTACCAATCAGCCTTTCAGCTTCTTGGTGCATCCGCACGACTTCCTCCAGACTTTTGGCCCGGTATTTCTCCGGAAGTTCGGGTGTCTTAGCTTCTTCTGTTTCGAGTTCGCCTAGCGACTCAGGTTCGTCATCAATCAACATACGGGTTCCTGCCTTTTGGGTTGTAGGAGAATCAACGCGGCGGTGTTGCTTATGCGTTGGCTTTGCGCTCTGCCGCTAACTTGGTGCGGTGCTTTTGGTCAAATTTCAGCCATGAAGACGGAAAGCTGCCCGACCACCCCTCCAAGTTAATCGACGGAGCACTTATGATGCGGTGGGCTGTGCCCCCGCACCCACACTGCACGCTGGCGGTCTCATAATCCGCCAGCGCCTCAGTGCGCTGCCCGCAAGCGCAGGCAAATTCATACATTCTTTTCATTCAATTCCTCATACGCCTGTTCGCTGACCCCTTTCAGGGTTTTCAGCCAGATCAATATCGAAATCTCACCTTTGCGAAATTGTAGACTTTTTTCATCCGCAATGGTAGAGACGTTATTCATCGCCTCCAGCATTACATCAACGTCTTCCATCAAATCGCGCCAGCCTGGGCGGGAGAACAGGTCAAACCTGTCCTCATAGTATTTTTGCAGATCATGTGTCATGTGTTTCTCACGATAGGAATAGAGCAATCTCGGCCTTGCGGCGTCTGACCAGGCCCGGCAGGACTTTACCCCCCGCCTTGGACCAAGCCAAGAACGCCTCGGCAGCGCCTTCCCAGTCCTCGCGCAGAATCTTCTGGCGGATGGTGCTGCGCTGGAAGTTGCCCGAGCCTACATTGAAGGCCAGAGCGACACAAGCGTCAAACTTGCGCTGATGGCCAGCCAGATTGGGAGCAAGTCGAAGAACACTGCGTTCAAAAGAAACGAGGTCATCTTTGAAAATCTCAACCAGTTCTTCTTTCGGCCAGACCCGGTTGTCCTCGGGCTTGAGTTGGTAGTCATCACGAATCATCCCGGTATAGGTTCCTGTTCGCACGTTGGGCAGGCGTAGCTGATCGCCGTACATGGCGTGGCCCCACCCAACGGTCCAGATTTTTGCACTGCATTTGTAGGGCTTGTTTCGGTAGCCCTCAAACTCGTGCATCAAATGGATTCCTGCTTCAGAAGTTTTCACGGCTTTTTCCCGCATTTATCAAAGTGATACCGGCGCATATTGCCTCCGCCGCCTTGTAGGCCGCAGTGTGGGCACTGCACAACCTCACGTTTTCCTTTGCAGGCTTCGCTCAATTTTGTCCGAAACTCTGGGTCGGCAAGCCTTTTTGCCGACCCAGCAACGTAAGGAAGGCCCCCGCGCTTCGTGCCTTTGGTTTTGCCGTACTTTGCTTGCCTTTCCTCTGGGGTAAGGCGTTGCATCACCGTCTTCATGTGAAAGTCGTCGCGTTTTGCGTGGTGTGCGTCGCCCGATGGAAAACCAACAGCAGAAGGTTTGCAGTTCATGGTTTGCTTGTAAAAGCAGTCGAGAAACGCTTGCTCCAACTCTCTCGCTTGGACGGCGGACTCTGCGCAGGCCAAAGTCCTGAACTCAAAACTTTGCTCACCATATTTGTTCCAAGCATTTTGCAGGTACTTGCTATGGTGCCGACCGCCGCGCAAACAGGTTTTGTGCTCCTTAAACCTTCGGCGCAAATCATTGGCGCTGCCAACGTAGCCCACGTTTGTTGGCACATGAACTATGGCGTAGACCCCGATCATTTGCGCTTGTCCCAGTTTCTTGACCCGAACCAAAACCCCACGATGCCGCCGAGCATAGCCATCTCGTCAGGGCTGAAGATGATGTCAGCGTAACGCAGCACATCATCCATGCTGGAGATCATACCTGGGTTTGTATACAGGTAGTAGCACAAGAAGATGTTGATGCAGACCAGTTCCAGCACGAAGATGTAGGTCACGGTTGGTCTGACGGTGCCGATGTAGTTGGCAACCCATGTGGATGCCTTGGCCAGCACTGCTTTGTCGTGCTCTTGAGCGCCTTTTACCATCTCAGCCTCGGCCTCGGCCATCTGAGCATGGGTCTGCATTGCGACTTGCTCAGTGCGGATTTCCTCAATACGGGCTTGGGCAGCAAAACCAGCAGCAGCCAAAGCCAATTCACGTTCCGTTTGAACAGCAGCCAGCGCCAGTTCGTGCTTCTGGTCAGCCTTGTTCTGAAAATACTCCAGCAACTTAGGCAAGCCTGAGATCAGCAGACCTCCAAGGGTTGAGATAAGAGACAGCATTTACTTTCCTTTCAATTGCGACACGACCCAAAGGCCGATGGTCATGAGAACACCCAACAGAGACACAATAGCGGCCCACATGAGGGTGAGCCAAATCTTTGCTTTACGTGCGGCCTTCTTGCGGAACTCAGCCTTTTCTTCAGCCTCACGCCGTTGCTTGGCTTCTTTCTGGAACTTGAGCCAGTCATCCCAAAGCCCTGCACGACCGTGGTACACCATCATGCGCTTAAGTTCGGCCTCATTGTTTTTGATCTGCTCAAGGGCTGCAAAGGCTTCCATGTCGTTGCCGCTGTTGGCCTTCTTCTGGATGGCGTTCTTGTTGTCAAAAAAGTCAAACAGCTTCTGACCAGCGGCCATGATGTCGCCACCGTTTTGCACAGTTTCTTTGATGACGGCAAAAGCTGCGTTACACGCTGCAAGTTCAACTAACATATCAACCCTTTACGGCAACAAGGGCGACTTGAAGCAGCCACCAAACAACAACGAGTTTCACCCTCATGACATCGCCCAAATGAACACCTTGGCGCAATAGATGACAAGCCCGACCAGAAGGGCCGCAGCGATGAAGCTAACGGCCCAGTCTTTCATTTGAGTACCCACACAGCCGAGAAAATCGTCCCGGCCATAGACAGAAGCATCACGCCAGCGGTCTTGAGCATGATGCCCTCAATGCGTTTTAACCTGGCGTTGATCTGCTCGTACCTTTCAGCGCAAACCATTTCATGAGCGTTAAAGCGTGATTCTGTTGAAGAAATCATATCTAGATCGTGCATGATGTGTGCAACTTTCTTTTTGCAGTTAAATATGCTTGGTGCGCGGTCTCAGGATTGTCAAAATACCCAAGGTGAATTTTTTTGTAGTTGTTGCTTACGCAAGCAGAAAACTTTTTACCCGCTTTGTAGTATGAAACTCCCAAATACCCCGTGCTGTTGTGCGCTGGAACATTCCTGTAATTTTGCACGTTTTCTTGTTGGCTTACATTTCGCAAATTGCACAGTCTATTGTCTAGCCCATTTCCGTTGATGTGATCAATGACTTTGGGCATTTCACCATGCACATACAACCAAGCCAAACGATGCGCTCGCTCACGTTGCATTCCAAACCCAATTTGCAAATAGCGACCGTTAATTGTTCCAACTAAATCGCCGACCTTCCTTTTTCCAGAAGGTTTTATGCAAGAAAAAACACCCGTATCTGGATCGTAAGACAGGTACTCTTTGAGTTTGGACAGCCGTGCGTCAGTCTTGTCAATCGTGCTCATCTCATCAGTTCCTTGTTGGCAAGTAGCCGGGCGTCGGTAGGCTTGAATTTTAAAGCCTCTTCCAATTCGCGGCGGGCTTTGTCTTTGAAACCTAAATGCCAAGCCGCAATGCTGCAAAGGTCATGAGGCTTGTCAGACCATGCAGCCGGGTCCATCGTGTAGACCTCTAGCTTTTGAGTAATTTTGAGCGCCCTGTTTGCTGCAAAGTAGCAAGTCTCCCAATCATGGGTGTTGTAGCAGAACATGGCGTAATCTACCCACGGCTCACGGGTGTTCGGTTCTTCAAGGCAAGCGCCCTGATACCACTTCGCAGCTTCTTTGATCTCGCCTAGGCTTTCGTGCGACTTGCCCAACAGCCTCATGGCATAGCATCGCTCATGGCTCCAGCTTGCTTGCGGCATTGCCAAGTACTTTTTGAGGGCTGGAATAGCCTGTTGCCACTGCGCGTAAAACGTCAGTTCTCTGGCGTAGTAAAACGCATTACGATGGCAGTGCGGGTCTTCTTTGACCGCCAACTCCAACAACGGTAGGTACTGGCTACGCGACTTTGTTTCGTCAGGGTGGTGGCTTACCAGCAGCATGTCTGTGTGAGCGTAAACCTCGGGCACTCTGGCATCAGCACGAATGGCTTCATGGATTGGGTGATGCCAATGGTAGCCGTGCCGGTGGTGTATCTTGTCGCTGTGAAACACAACGCCGTTGCTCCAATCAAACTTGTAGCGTAGCCGGGTTGTTCCTTCTGCCCAAAGCCTTTCAACCTCTTGCCTCCACCCCGGCTCAAGCACCTCGTCTAAATCCAACGCAATGCAGATGTCGATGTCGGATGGTAGCAGTGCAAGCGCCGTGTCTCGGGCCTTGTCAAAGCGCCAAGGCTTGACGCAGATTTCGTGAACAACTGCCCCGCAATTAATGGCAAGGGCTTGTGTGTTGTCGGTCGAGCCAGTATCCGCAATCAGAATCAAATCTGCATCTTTGGCAGAGTCACAGAAACGCTGAACAAACTGTCCCTCGTTCTTGCTGATGGCGTAGACGGCTATTTTCATGCGTCAAACAGCTTGCGATCCAGCCATGTCTGCTTGGGCCATGACCCATGCGTAGCACTTGGTGAGGAAGTTATCTCCTGTTTGCGCTTCCACTTCGCTCAGTGGGCAGTGGTATCGGCGAAAATCCACATCACGAGTGTCATCGTCCTGTGGTTGTGTCGCATAGCCCACCACATCCAGCATCACGCTGTGGCGGTTGTCTGCATCACGGGTGCGACTGACTGCGGCAGTCACTACACGGAAGTAAGCCCCCGCAAAAGGAACGCCGTACTGAGAGGTTGAAAGGTCGAGTTGGATTGCCATGATTGCTCCTTATACGTAAGTACATTCGCTTGTGTCTATCGTAGCGACAACGCGAATGTTAGTTCCTGCTGCGCCAGTAAAAGTGACGGCAAGTCCACCGTTGGTTGTGTCTGCTGACAGCGCCAGTGCCCAGCCGGGGACGTTGCTGATAGCTGTGACTGTGGAGGCCACCAAAGTTGTTGTGCCTGCGTTTGCTTCCCTGCGAATCAAGCCTTCAACTTTCCACGCTGCCGACTCAGTGCCACCAGCGGCTTGTCTACGGGCTACGACGATGCCTGTGAAAGCAAAGGCTGATTTGTTGGGGAGGATTACTTGATTGTCTGTGGTGGGTGCGCTGCCAGATGATGTAAGTACAACAGGCGTTGCATTATCTAAGTCACGGGCAAGGACGAGATAACCACCTTGCCTATCACCCACAGAAGAAAACCACGGGCCAGAAAAGGCAAACTTGTTTAGCTGCGTCGCGCGCGCGCCAGAGCCCAGAGCAAAACTACCGCGCCCTTCTGCAAGAGCGCCCTGACCGATTGCACAGGCGTATTGACCCGCTTGCGCTTGCGCTCCAAGTGCTACTGCGTAGGTGTGTGTGCTTTTTGCCTGCCACCCAATAACGACTGCATTCGCGTTAGTAGCCCCATAACTACTTGTATTGTTGGCAATAGCAGCAGCAAACGAGTCCGTGCCAGAAGTGTAAGAGCCGCCGAGGGCCATTGCCCCTGCGCCTGTGACTGCTTGGGAGCCTTGGATACCTGAGTTCAAACCAATAGCGGTTGATCTTGTAGATGAGGCGGTGCAGCGACTTGTGGAAAAAGATTCCACGCCAGATGAAGTGCCAAATGCTCCCAAAGTTACGGCGTAATCCGCAGACGCTGTATTTTGAGCGCCGATAGCAATAGCGCCGGAACCCGATGCTGTTGGTCTATTCACTGCTGTTGACTGATTTTCAGCATAACCACGCATGGTTTTCTTGTCACCAGTCTGCCAGTTTGTGCCATCACAAATAATTTGTGTGCCCTCACCAGCTCTCAGTATCCGAGTTGTGTTTCCATCAATCGTTTCTGATCCGCTTGGGTCTATTGTGATCGCGCCTGTACCAGTATTCCAAATCGTCACGTTGAACCCAGACCCTAGCGTAGCAGCCGCAGTCAGCGATACCGTGAACGTGTTAGCCGTACAGTTGATGATCGTGCCAAGATCGCCTGCAACGACTGTGTAAGCAGCAGTCTTGTTGGAGATCGTTAGAGCACCGCCACCACCGCCACCAGACTGGTCAACCCAAGTTGTGTCGTAGTCAGTTGCAGACACTTTTGCCAATACTTGACCAGTCGTTCCTCCAGCAGCGACACCGACACCTGTGGCACCAGTCGCGCCCGTTGCCCCGGTTGGGCCAGTCAAACCTGTGTCTCCAGTTGGCCCGGTCAAACCTGTCGGGCCTGTAGGGCCGGTCAAGCCTGTCGGCCCCGTTGGGCCTGTCGGGCCAGTATCGCCAGTAAGACCTGTAGCCCCTGTCGGTCCTGTTGGCCCGGTAGCCCCCGTCAAGCCCGTAGCGCCTGTGGGGCCAGTTGGTCCAACCGCACCAGCGTCTCCCGTAGGGCCGGTCGGGCCTGTGAGACCAGTAGCCCCTGCTGGGCCCGTTGGGCCAGGGACTGTTGAATCTGCACCTGTTGGCCCAGTCAAGCCGGTGGCTCCAGTTGGACCGGTTGGACCTGCGACCGTAGAGGCAGCGCCAGTCGGGCCAGTCGGGCCAGTCGGGCCTGTAGGGCCGGTCAATCCCGTTGGACCGGTTGGACCTGCATCACCTTGATCTCCCTTAAGTGGTGTGACAGTGCCTGTGTCATCTTTGACGTAGGGTAGGCCATCAGTGTCTACAAACAGCCGCACTCGATCAGTGCTGGCAGATGGAACCGTTGCGGCGGCGTTTTTGTATAGTTCAAACATTATGTGACCTCAAGTAAAACACTGCGTTGTTCAAAAATGATAACAGCGCCTGCTTCCATTTGAATTTCTTGCGTGAACAGCGCTTGCTTGTTCTTTTTTACCGTGAATACCTCATTTGGGTCCATGTAAACTGGAACCCCAGCACCGCCATCGGCTCCCGGAGGACCCGCAGGCCCTGACAAGCCAGCCGCGCCGCGCTCGCCAACGACTTCACCGACGTTGGTGACAGTGCCATCAGAAAACGTCAAGACCAAGGAGCCGTCGAAGTCGATCTTAGCGCCTACGATAGAGATGCCTGTATCGCCGTCCTCTCCGTCAACACCGTCCTTGCCGTCACGGCCATCTTTGCCGTCGCGACCGTCAGCCCCACTCTTACCGTTAGCGCCGTTTTTACCATCCGCGCCACGTTCGCCTTGCGGTCCTTGCAGCTTTTTGACCTGATCGACGTGGCTCTCCAGCTTGGGCAGTTCTTTGCCCAAGAGGATAGCGATAGCCGTCAGCTTGGCCTCAACGGAGGCCCCGGACAGCAAGATTTTCTTGATGTCCATCAGTCGCCTATGATGCTTTTAAGGAAGTCCTCGTCCTTTTTGCTTTGATTGGCTTTGTCGGCCATCTGCATCTCGACGATCTTGCCTTTGTTCTTGATGTCCTCTTCCTTGAGCATCAACTCGGCAATCTTGACCCGTTTGTCGAACTCAACCGACTCGTTGCCCGCAGGCAAATTTTTCGTTGTTGCCGAGATCACCTTGGCCTGCACTTCCTGCGGCATGAGCTGCGCCTCGGTCATCAGCTTCTGCGCCTCTGCCCGGTTCTGCTCGGCCTGGGTGGTGTTGACCGCGATCTGAGCCTGCGCCGCTTGCATGGCCAGTTGCTGCTGGGCCTGCTGCATTTGCGCAGCTTGTGGGTCTGGCTGGCTCATCTGGTCGAGCGCTGCCATCAGCTCGTATCGGTTGGTCAGGCTGGAGTTGTTCAAAATGCCCTTCAAGATCAGAGGCAGCACCGGAGTGTCTGGACCCAGAGTCTGGAGCAAACCAATGAACTGCTGCTGCTCGTACTCGCGGGCAATGATGCCCAGAGTGGCTGTCGGCACGAACTTCATGTCCACGCTCGGATAGCGCTCAGGGTCGAACTGCATGTACCGGAACGCCGCTTTTTTGATGAACGGGATCAAGAAATCCTCTTGGAAGTTCACCAGCGTGCGCTTGTACTTCTTAATCACCGTGGCCACGGCCATGCTCATACCCGCACCGTCGCGGTTGCCTTGCGTGACCATGCCCTGTGAGTCCAGCGTGCCAGTGGCTTGCAAAAGCATCCGCTCAAACTCTTTGGCCGTGTTCAGGTTGTTCAGACTCGTCTCGCCGAACTTGAACGGGTACAAAATCTCAGCCGGGTTGCCGTTGACCATGAACGCTTTGCCTGGCTTGACCTCAAACCGAGCGCCGCGTGGCAGTCGGGTGGCGTCCATGCCCATCATGGGTGAGGTTGTCAGCGCCAGCGAGTCCAAGTGGCTGCGCACCTGGGCGTCAATCGCCTTTTGCATGTTGTAAGACTTCTCCACCGTGCCACGGCCGAGCAGGCGGTTGGGCACCGTGTCGTCTTGGTAGCTGATGATCGGGCGGTCCTTCATCATGTAAGGGTTCGCCTCGGCTTTGAGCAGCACACCGTCGTTGGCGATCACGACAATCGCCTCCACCATGTTCGAATACGTGTCAGCCTGCGAGTCCTCGGGGAACAGCTCGACCACATCGGCGTCTTCGTCGAGCAACTCCTTCGGGACTAGGCCGTAGTACGTGAGCAAGAGCACTTTTTCGTCGCGGTACTGCGTGACCTCTTGCGTGGGCTCCAGATCAGTGTCCTCGGAGGCCGAACCGATATCCACCTTGCGGTAAATGCCGTTTTCCATGCCTTCAACGATCTTGTGGATGCCCACATACTTCTCAATCGCCACGCCCATGCAGTCGTCGATAGACGTGCCGTTGGGGTCAAACAAGAAATTCTTGGGGTTGACGGGCATGATCTTGACCGCAATCCGGCTTTTCTCAACCACGCCAATGGCCGCTTGGCCCATCTGGCCTGGAATCGCCTGCGTTGCGGGCTCGAACACCTTTTCCGTCTTGACAACGATCTCGCCAATGCCCGTGCCGTAGATTTCAGCCATCAGCTCGATCTGATCAATCGCTTTGCGGATTTTGTCCTGCTTGAAGTCCTCCATGAGCTGCGCTTTGAGCATACCCACGTCCAACGGGCTGCCGTTGATGTCTTGCAAGTCATCTTGGATGTCGAAAAACTCACCCTGGCCGAAGATCGCTTCCATGATCTCCGCGTGCCGGGTCTCCACAGCCTGTTGGGTGGCCGGAGTCACGATTCTGGACCGCTCAGACTCTCGCGTTTTGTCTTCTGCTGCCCATTCACCACGGAAAATACGCTCGTACTCCAGATATTTAGTCATGAAGTTCGCATTGCGGTAGTCCCGCCACTTGTCGCAGTGGTTAACGACAAATGCGGTCAAGTCCTTGTCGGCCTGAGATGGCTGCTCGTACTCGTTTTGGTCTAAATCTGCCATCTTTTTGCCCTTTTTAGGTCAACAGCCACTCACGATATCGAGGGGCTCCCAATCGTCGTCCGCTTCTTCAAAGTAGCTGGTGACAGCCAACTGATCGATGTAGGACAGCGCATCCGGCAGGTCGTCGTGGACGCCCTGCGACGGGAACATCAAGAGCTGGTCCACGAACACATCCCAGTCTTCTTCGCGGTTGAGCACGATTCTGCCATGCTCGAACCGGCCCTGCAACGACCAAATGATTCTATCAGTCTTCTTTCGGTTGCCATGCGTCAGGTCCACGATGTGGCTGTAGACGTTGTTCTTCCTCATCAGGTCCGACAAATACGGCAGCACCGCATTCTTGAGCGCCCCCCTCTCAATACCAATGGATAGCGGCCTGTAGTCGCGCATCACCATCAGTATCTTGGAGGCCGTGGCCCTGATGTCCCAGCGCCCGTGCTGAATCTCTTTGACAAACCACATGCCGTCGTCCGTCACCTTCACAACCGCAATCGACGACTCATCGAGCCGCTTCTTACTATTAGCCGCTTGCTTGGCCACTTCCTCAAACCCAGCCAAGTCCACCGCCACGTAGTAGCTACCGTGCTCTGGCTCCTCGCCGTATTTCAGCCACTCCTCTTTGAACACGTCTGCGCCAGCGTTCGAGAAGCTGGCCAGGTATTCCTGCTTGAACGCAAAGCTGGAAAGGGTCTTTTTCGCCGACTCGATCTCCGTCGGGTCGATCAGCGGGTTGTCCTGCGTGGTGAAGTGCCAGCTCTTCCAGTCGCTGTCTTGCTCGTCCTGCCCCAATTTCCACAAATCATGGAACCAGTTGCGACCCTTTGGCGACCCAATAAATAGCCCGCGACCTTTCTTATCGGACAGCGACGCCCTGATAACTTGTTCCCACGCCTCTGGCTTAATGTCCGCCACCTCATCGAGTACGGCGTAGGTCAACGACACACCGCGCAGCGTGTCCGGTCGGTCTGCCCCGCGCACATAAATCCTTGCGCCGTTAATCAGGGTGATGTCCAGGTTGTTGACGTGGCTGCTTTGAATCACATCGCGGCCCAAATCCAACAACAGGTCCCAGAAGATCTGACGGCTCTGCCCCATTGTCGGGCTGACGTACAAGACCGCCGACCCTTGCGGGCAGCGCAGCCCCTCGATGAGCAATGTAATTGCCGACAGCCGCGACTTTCCACAGCGCCGCCCTGCGGCAACAACCTTGAATCGGGTTTTGTCTTTGAAAACTTGCTCTTGCCAAGGCAGGAGGGCGAACGATAAATCAGCCATTGTGGTCCCTTAAGTACTTGGCCGCACGCTCCATGATGTCAGGGTTGTCTTTCAACATGCCAATTCCGACATTGCACTTCGTGCACAGTAATTTTCGGATTTTTCCGGTTACGTGGTCGTGGTCAACGAACATCTTTTTCCCTACGGAATCTTCGTGGTCGTTGCAAATAGCGCAGCAGAAGCCTTGCTGCGCCCTGAGCAAATTGTACTGCTCAAGCGTTACGCCGTATTTTCGCAAAAGCGCATTGTGGACATGCCGATCTTTGTTGCTGTCGTACCACTCTTTTGCTCTCTGGTCGATTCGGTCTTTGTGCTTTTCGTAGTGTCTGCGCTTTTGTTCTCTGCGCTTATCTGGATTTCCCACCACCCATTCTTTGAGCTTTTCCAGTTTTCGCAGCCGCGCTTCAGGTGTTGGTGACTTATCCGTAATAGACACGCACGCTTTGCACTTGTACTGATAGCCACGGGTTGTGGTCGCAGCTTTGTGAAAGCTGGACGCGGGGAATTCGCCTTTGCAGGCGTTGCATAGAAGTTGAAGCATTGATTTCCTCTTTCAGAAGGATTGGGGTGTTAAGCCACGCGCACCCCAGAACGCGGTGAAAGCTCTTACGAGTCGGCTTGTCTATATTCTACATCTTCGGCGGTATTTTCACCAACGGTTACCGGCGCTTCGCCAAGACCAGTGATGTTGATCGTGATCGCGCTGCGCTGGTTCTTGTCCTTCTCGAACATGCCGATTGGCAGCGTCCGGTCCATGCACATCTTCAGCGCCGCCATCTGACCTGGGTGGTCGTCGTTCAACGCAATCTGGATCACCTTCTCCGCGACATCCTTGCCGCCAGAGCGGATCATCAGCTCTTTGAGCTCCTTGATGCGTTGGTGATCCGTCTTCGGCAAGATCGCAGGCGGATTCTCTGCGTACCTCTGGATCGTCATCTTGAGCGGTCGCCCGCGTTTTTTCTGTTCCACTTTTACCCCTTAGGAAGTTAGCGCGATTGTAGGTCAAATAGTTATTTTTCTTCTAGCCGGGAGTCGTTCGAGCCTGAAGTCTCGAATTCCCTTTTTCAGAGGGTTGGGGGCACCTGTAACTTTTTGCCCGAAGCCAGACCCCTCCCCCCCCCCATCAATCAGCTCGTTGGTACGTGCTCACTAACTTATGCCTGCGAGTGAGTGCCAACTAACTAACTGCAAACTGCTTGAGGCTTGAAGCAATATGCTTTAGGCTTGAAGTAAATAGCGAGAGGGGCTGTGGCACCTTTTTGGCCATACCTGGCGCGATAGCTAAAGGCTATTGATTATTCAGTATCGTTAGCAATTATTAATAGGTCTTCGATATTATCGCCCGGGCGAAACCCGGCATTGTGCAGCACTGTATAAATAGCCAGAAGATTTTTAAACCCTTCGGACAAGTCACCAGCACCAGCCGCCAACAATACGGCGCGCTCATCATCTTTGATGCGCCGGAAAAAATTGACGGTATCTAGCTTGCACGGTCTTGGCATGGCCCGATTCTAGTGTAGTCAAGCGTAGTCACGTGTACCCATGCCAAAACTACGCGAAACCCGCATGAATAGGGGCTTGCGGGCATTGTTAGTCATGTAGTCATATTTTTTTGCCGGTCTTATGCTGCATGGCGACGTCGGTGGCGTGCGGGTGTTCTTGGCCGTTTTCGCCTATATACATATATTTATTCTCTAACATCTAACAAATAAATGACTACATGACTAACATCTCTTGAAACCCGCATGCCTATTGGGCTGGCGCGTAGTCATGCGCGCGACTACGCGCTACTATCACGCTACTAACACTAAGGGTAAACCCCTAGAAAATAGTGGGCGGAAATCGTTTACACTAGCATCACTGCAAAACAATTGCAGCATTTACCACAGTAAGGTCCACCATGAAAAACCAAATCTTAGATATCCTGGCGGCCGTCGCTATCGGCCTGGCGCTGGCCGCGCTGGCGCTGGCCTACTTCGACGTACTCACTAAATAAGGGGCAAAACATGCCAAAAATTTCAGTCACTTCCAAGCTAGATGGAATCCGGTCCTGGTCCCTGCAGGCGCTGGACACCTGCCCTGGCTCGATCGAGTCGCCAGGCGTGCTAGTTGACGCATGCAAGGGCTGTTATGCGACAACCGGGAAATACGTATTTGCGAATGTGAAAGCGCCTAGGGAATTTAATCGCCTGGACTGGCAGCGCATCGAATGGGTTGATGACATGGTGCAAGAATTGGAAAAGGACCGTTATTTTCGATGGCTCGATAGCGGAGACCTTTACTCGCTTGCCCTGGCGGAAAAGGTGCTCGAGGTTATGCAACGCACGCCTTGGTGCCGTCACTGGTTACCGACAAGAATGCATAAATTCCCAAAATTTCGCATGGTGCTGAACCAAATGAAAGCGCTGGATAACGTGAGCGTGCGATTTTCGGCCGATAGCATTACGGGCGAATATATCCCTGGCCTGCATGGCTCCGTTATCGGTCCAAGCGCTAACACCTTCCAAGATCACGCTGGCGCGTCACTGTGCCGCGCGTATGAGCATGACGGCAAGTGTTCAGGGTGCCGCGCGTGCTGGGACAAGTCAATCGATTTGATTTGCTACCCTGCCCACGGCCGCAAAATGGCCAAAGTCATCATGATGAAGGTGGCCATATGATCGAATCACCAATTCCAGGATATAAGCACGATCCACGGCCGGACCGGTACCCCACGCGGGAGGACTGGCCAAAGCCCGGCGCCAAGGGTACTTATAAGGGTAAACCCGTGGAATTAAGGGAAATTTATTTCCAATATTACGCGCTATTCAAAACCGGGCCTTATTCGGTGATGCGCGCTAACCTGCAGGATTTCATCCCATGCGAGTAAAAGAATTCTGGCAGTGGCTAATAGACCTGGCCGATGCAACCGACGGCGCGCCAATTGACATGCCAAGCGCCGAGCATGCTTTTTTAATGGGGCGAACCGTCGCCCAATACTTGGAGACCCTCAAATGATCACAATTGAAGAGCAAGAGCGCCTGGCGTACGTTTCAGGCGACAGCACCACGGCCGCGTTATTGGCCAGAATTGCCACGCTGCAACGCTATTTGGGCGAAACGACAGCCACGCTCGAAGCCATCGCTGAAGGGACCATGACGGCCAAGCAGGCGGCAGGCGCTGCCCGCGAAGGGTTAAGGCTATGATCTACGCCTGTCTGGCGCTAATCTTGCGCATACTAACCAAAAGGGCCCACTAGGGGCCCTTTTTTTATGGTGTCTCGACCATACGCCTAAGCTCGGATTTTGCAGTGCCCACCATATCAGGCGCGCAAAAGACGTGTTTCTTGGTGGTTAGGTCCCGCGACATCAGGCGGCCACAGTCAACCCATCCGGCCTCTTTGATGGCGTGAAGTAGCGCGCCTTGAACGACCTTTACGCCCTGGGGCGCGAGACCCTGCAAGCGATCACACAGCGCATGGAAGGGCGATCCGATCACGCCTCGGGCGAACTCCCCGGACTTGCGGCGCAGCATATCCACAATGAAGGCCTCAGCCGTGCTCATGCCGTGCTCTATCATGATTTGCTTGGCTTCAGTTACGGGCGGGGGGGCGCTCGGGTTCCACGCTGACACGTCACGGGCGTGCAGGTAATGGGCGACTGCTTGGAACCCGTTTTGGTTCTTGTACCAATTCCACAGCGCCAGTGCCTCACGCTCAGTTAGGCGAGGGGCCTCAGACCACAGCACAAACCAACGGCGGTCCTCTGAGGGCAGCGAGATCGCGACACGCTCGTTTGAAAAGGCCACCACGAACACCCGGTTCAGGGCGTAATAAGGGTGTAGGCCCTTGCGGTTGATCGTCAGCAGTTCAGGCGGGGCGGCAATGATGGGCTTGAGGGTGTTTTCAAGCGCGCGTCTGTCCTTAGCGTCAGCCTGGCGCAGCTCAGAGATTTCCATCACTTCGCATTCAAGGGCGTATCCCCACTGCGAGGTGAGGTCTTCATTCTTGACCAGCGAACAGTTACGCTTGGCGTCGCCACCAATGGCCCAAAAGAACGGCGCGAACATGGTGTCCTTGCCTGACCCGTGCGTGCCGCCCATCAAGATCGCGTGATTGATCTTATGGCCGGGGAACTGAACCTTATGCGCCAGCGCGTTAAGCAGGTGCTCACGCTCGAACTTCTCAGGGACTAAGCGCTCAACATGGCGCAGCCACGGGGTAACGTCGCCTGGCGCCGGTTGCGGGCGGCTGTTCACCCAACGGTTGCCGTAGGTTAAGCCGTCACGGTTGACGATAGTCCCCGCGCCAGCGGCGTAGGTCACGCTGACCAGCGACTGAGCGCCCTTGTCCTGGCGCTGCTCATCGAACGAGTAACTCGCCTCGACCTTGCGGCCATTGTGGACGGACTTGCAGCCGATGTGCCGGAACATGGCATTGAAAGTGGACCGGCTGATCTCGCGGCGGTCTTGCAGGTCAAAGTAGGCGTCGTCGTCTTGCAGGTAGGCGAAGCGGTCCCACCAGTCGGCCTTCTCGACCCGTGCCATTTCCTTGCGCTGAGTTTCGGCCACCACTGTAGCGGCCACGTTGGGGAACTCCGGCGTGGGTTGCAGCTTACTGAGGGCTGACTCCATCGCGCTGACCAGTAGCTCATCACGCAGGCCGGGCGAGTGGACCGGGCCACCGCTGTCGGCCACCCACTTGAGGAACACCGACGAATCCAGCTCAAGGCAGTGCGAGTGCAGGCAGCAGTACGCCCGGTTCGCGGGCATGTAGCGGCCCTCGGGGTTGCCGTCTGTGTGCTCGGCAGCGTTCGGGCAATGCACGCCCAGCCAGCCCTCTTGGTTCGGGTTAGACAGCACCAGCCCATTGTCCGACAGCCACGCCATCACATCGTCGCCGCCATCGTCTTGCACTCGTACCGGGGCGTAGACCGACTCGACCGGGCCGGGGGTGACGTTCATGGCCGCGCACAGTTCTTCGAGGGTGTACTCACGGCCTGGGTTGAACTCGACCAGCCGGGCGGCGAAGTTGTCGTTGCCGGGCTTGAGGTTGATTGAGCCGGGCAGGCGGAAGTTGCGCACGGCGTTGATCGCGCCCTTGTCGGTGAAGCCAGCAGCGGCAATGGCCTTGATGGCGGCGGCGAACTCACCCTTGCGCGGCTGTTCGCTGAAGGCGTAGCCCCACTGGAACGAACCGGGCGACGTCTCCATGACCCAAGTCGGGGGCAGCGGGCAGGTGTTTGGCACCTTGTCGGTCCCCACGTCGTCCAGCACCATCACTAAGACGTATTCGCAATTGGCGGCGCTGGCGCTGACGTGGCCATCCTTGAAGCGGTCAACGATAAACGACGCGGTGTTGCCGTAGACGGCCCAGCCGGGTTTGATCTTGGCCGTGGGCAGCATCGCTGGCCAGGTGGCCTTGATCGCACCATCGGCGTGGAACTGCAAAGTGTTGCCAACGGGTTTTTGCCGCACGATGAGCGCGGTCTCTCCCTCTGCGGCCAGTGAGCATATATAATTCAAGAGCATGATTTCTCCTTTTAGCGCCCGGCTCCCACCGGGCGTTTTCTTTTTACGAATACCGGGTGGTGGTGACGCCCTCGGCGGCTAAGGGCAAGCCCTCGGCCCAAGCTGGCGGGCTGCACATGATCTGGTGCATGTGGGCGGCGACTGCCTCGGCCTCGTGAGCCGGGCACTCGACGACAAGTTCGTCGTGGACGTGTAAAACTATTCCGTCGATCTGACGCATAGAGTGACGCAAAATGTCGTGAGCTGTCGCTTGGGTGACGTTTTCGCAAGCCAGGCCACGCCACAGACGGGCGCGGGGCCACTCCTTGGCGTCAGCAGCGGGTTTCCAAGCAGCTTTGGTGTATGTCACGTTGCCTTCGGCGTCAAATTTGGCGTTGGGGTAGCACAGAACCCGGCCCGAGGGCAGACTGTACCAGAGCGTTTGCCCGTCGAACAAGTACACAGTGCGACCTGCGGCAAACTCAAAACCTTTGTTTCGCATCGCCCGAAGGTAGGCGGCTTCGAGCTGCTGACCGTGGGCCTGCGCCCAAGGATTCGCCCGGCGCCAGCCCTCCACGGCCTTGTTCACTTCAGACACCGACAGCCGGATGCCGTAGGCCCGACCGAACACCTCGAACGCGCCCGCGCCGCCCAAGAAACCGAGGGCCAGCTCCTGAACTTTTCCGACCTGACGCTGGTCCGAGGTGACATCGGCGTAGGCGACGCCAAACGTCGCGGCTGCGTTGACTTTGTACGGGTCAAGGCCCGAGCGGAACACGTCCAGCTTACCCTCACCTGCCGAGCAGTTGGACAGCCACGGATGCACGCGACCCTCGATGGCTGACCAGTCGTAGGCGATCAGGACGTGGCCAGGCTTGGCAATCAGCGCGGGGCGGAGCATCCCCTTGAGCACATCTGTAATGCGGCGACCAAATCTTGGTGTGATTGCGTGGCCACGCACCATAGCGTGGCGTACTTCATCAGGCTCTTTGGCGCATTTGCGGGTAAAGTTGTGAACCTGAGCGCCATAGCTCGACGCTCGTCCAGTGGCAGCCCCTCCAGCAAAAACGAAAGCGCCTCGGACTCGGTGATCTTCTTCATCGGCGAGGTTCGAGAGACGCGCAAACTTCGCAACCGAAGACGCCCAGAGGTCGTCTGCGCATTGGATAACGTCTGCAACATGGGGCGGAATCTCATCGGGGTCCTCCATTGCGAGCAAGTTGGCCCGCACGGTCTTGTCAATCGAATACTTCTCGCCGTTCCACATCAGCTTCTTGGCCTCGGGCCCGACACGCGCCAGCACCCACTCGCGCATCTTAGGCGAGCGCACGCTGGTGATCTCGCCATCGGTCACCTCGGACACGATCTGCTGAATCTCAACGGTCTCATCGGCGGCGTACTTGATCGCGGCTTGGCACAGCGGCACGTCCACCAGCACGCCACGGTCGTTGATCTGCTCGTTGACGTGGTAGTCCTCTAACTCTGACGCGCTGAGGGGCCGCAGCGCCTTGCTGACGACACGCATCACGCGCACGTCCTGCATTGCGTATTCGCCAAGCTCGGCTAAAACTTTTGGGTCTTTGCTGAACGGCGGTATGCAACACATGCGGATAAGTTGTTTACCGCGATGATCCTTGCGCATATCAGCGCCAGCAAAACGCCCCACGTCTTCGAGGCTGCCAGGCGCACAGTTGGCGCGAGCCTGTGCTGCGGTGCAATACCAGCGCTCCAAGGCTGGCTCTGCTAAACCGTAATCAGGGCATACAACGTACCAAGTAATCAGTCGGTCAAAACTAGCGTTGTGGCAGTAGATCAACCCGCCCGATTTGAAATACTCGGCTAGCCGCGCCGGTGGCGGCTCGTGCGCCCACCAGAGCTGCACGTCTTCGTCGTCAAACGCATACGCAGCGCACAGCATTTTTGTGCTGGGGTGCTGCGCGTAGTTGCTGGCCCCTCTTGAGGGGAGGTCGCATTCACTTTGCGATTCGTAGTCAAGCCACAAAACAGTCATAGTCGTTTCCTTTTCCAATGCCCTCTGTCACAGGGCATCAGAAAAAGGGCCTACTCGCTGCGTCTGTCGGTGGCACGGCGTCCGTACATTGCAATACGCCACGCTGACAGCATCCGCTTTCGGCCTCTACTCTTTACGCTGCGCGGCGGCGGCGAGCTGGTGCTTCTTCAGCGGCCACTTCTGGCGCTTCGCCGTCCATGCTCATCCACTCGACGATCTCAAGGACCGGGGTGTAGATTTTGCCGTACGACTTGTGCTGATAGGAGTCCTTCTTCAGACGCACGATGGCCACTGGTTTGGTCTGGTCTTTGTCCACCTGATCAGCCAAGGCCACAGCCAAGGTCTGCACCGCACGCTTACCGCCGACTGACGTCACGGTGTAGCGGGCTTCCAGGCCCTTGTCTTCGCCAGAGACGCACTTGAGCGACATACCGACTTGGCTCTCCCAGCCCTTCTTGGCACCGGGAGGCGCTTCGCCGAGGTCGGGCAGCGGGTTGGCAATGCTCACCATCTTTTCGCCAAGCACATCACCGTCACCCCAGGCGATGAAGCCGTGGACGAACGACAAAGGATTGACGGCCCAAGTGGAGCCTTCTTCGATCTCGGTCTGCTCTGCACCGAAGACCCAATGACCACCTTTGTCCATCTTAATGATGTCCACGCCAACGTCGCCACCAACGGGTTGGAGGTTACGCAGGCGCTGGTCAGGGCTGGGAGGTTTGCTTTGGAGAATGTTGCGAGTTGCATAGTCTACTTTCACTGGAGTTTAGAAATAGCGGCCCGAAGGTCGCCGAGTTGCAACACTGCTGGGCGGGAGTCATCCTCGCTTGCCAGTGTTGTGCCTGATGACACCGACTTGACGAGATCGTCAGGCAGTGCCAACTTGCGCTTTTTCAGCACCTTCTCAATCTGAGCAGGGCTGCGAATTTCCTCTGGGCTGAACAGCTCGTCACGGGGCAGGCCCATGTCGTGCAGCGCAGCGATTGCTTTGGTCTCGTCGGTCCACTGACGACGCGCTTGCTTCTGGACAATCTTATATCCGGGCACGGGGATGTTCTTTTCAAGCAACTGAAACGCCAGCGCCCGCAGGTCCGTGATCCAGCCCTCTAACACGTCAGCGTTTTTCAGGTACTGGCCCAGCATGGCAGCGTCGATCTCTTTCAACTGCACTTGCAGCGCACGGTCCACAGCGCCGGTCATCTGAGGGCACACGGGCTTGGCTGCACACCAGCGGCAGTGCTCACCAGCTTTCAAAATAGCGTCAGCCGACTGAGCTTGTTTGACGGCTTTGACGAGCTGGTGCTCAAACTGCGCGATGCGCTCGGGCGTTGTTGTCCAGCGGCGGATCATAGGCGGCTGCACGATCACACACTCGATCTCGGTCGCACCCTCGAAGGCCCACTGCAAGGCGGTGGTGCGCATCGCAGCAGCAGCGTAGAACATGAGCTGTTCGTTCTCTTCGGCTGTCACGGCCACACCGTCGCCGAACTTCCAGTCCAGCACCACGGCCTTGTCACCTAAGCGACCCACGAAGTCGGTCGAGCCGAACACACCGGGCAGCAGATCGCCAAAGCCAACCCGTGTCTCGACCTCGTACATCATTTCCTGCTTGGGGTCGATCTCATCAAGCGCAGCCAGTGCAGGCACCAGCTTGTCGTCGATCAGCTCTTGCGTGAGCACTTGGTCTTGGTGCTTCTTGCCGATGAATGTCTCCAGCGGCTTGAGTGTCGCCAAGTGCTCGGCAATGGTGTCGTGCAGCAGCGTACCTTCGTCGGCGTACTTGCTGCTGGGCTTGGGTGGCATCTTCTGCACCAGCGCCACACTGCCAGGGCAGTTGATGACGCGCTTGGCGGTCGAGCCGCCGACGATATTACTGTGCTGCATCTGTGTACTCCAAGGCTTGCAGTGTGCTGATGCGGTCATTGATCTCGGTCACGGTCTTGTGATAGTCGGCCATGACTTTTTGCTTGTGCTTTTCAAGAGCTGCGATCTTCTGTGCGCGTGGATCGTAGTCGTCAGGGACTTCGATCTCGATCTCTTGTTCTCCGACGTAGGTGCGGTGCTCGGTGTCGCCCGCCTTGAACGAAAAGATGCTGTAAGAGCCTTGGTTTTCCCAAGAGTATTGCTCGTAATGGATGTGGGCGGTGACTTTGACTTTCATGTGAACTCCAGTTTAGTTGATGAGGCGTTAATCATAGCACACAAAATATTTGTTGTGCAAATCTTTTTTTCATGTATTATCGCGGTTATGAACACACAACACACACCTGGGCCTTGGACATACGAGTACTCCAATGACGTAGGCGACGACGACGAGTACTTTATTGAGTTCTACGAAGTGCGAACACCAGACTACAAAGAAGTGGCGCGCGTTGACAATGAAGCAGACGCCCGATTGATCGCCGCCGCACCAGAAATGTTAGCCACGTTACGGTGGCTTACACAAGCGCTTTGGGATTTTGGCCTTGGCGGCTCAACAGCGCGGCTAGCAGCCCTCGCCGCCATTGCGAGGGCGGAAGGCGATGCTTGAGAAACAAGTCGAAGCCCACCTCGTCAAGCGCGTCAAAGAGCTGGGTGGTCGGGCATACAAATTCACCAGCCCTGCGCATCGCGGAGTGGCCGACCGGATCGTGTGCCTGCCCAACGGCCAGACGTGGTTCGTAGAGGTTAAAACGATTGGTGGCAGGCTGTCGGAGTTGCAGAAGGTCTTCGCCAGTGACATGACCAAGATGAATCAAAAGTACGTTTGTTTATGGAACAAGGAGCAGATCAATGACTGGCTTACCAATAACGCTTGAAGAAGAGGAAGCGTTCCAAACGCTGGCCGACAGCGCCCTGACCAAACAGGTCGGCGGGTCGCACTACCGCGACAAGGGCATCCAACCCATCATCTACATCCACGCCAACAACCTCGGCTTTTGCGAGGGCAACGTCGTCAAGTACGTCACCCGCTGGCGTGACAAGAACGGCGTTGCTGATCTGAAGAAGGCAATCCATTACCTTGAGCTGCTGATCGAGTTGGAAGGCAAGAAATGAGATTCGGTTCTGTTTGTTCTGGCATTGAAGCCGCGTCGGTTGCTTGGGGACCGCTTGGCTGGAAGGCCGCATGGCTGTCTGAGATTGAGCCGTTCCCATCTGCGGTGCTGGCCCATCACTATCCTGATACACCCAATTTGGGCGACATGACCTTGTTGCCCGAGCGCATTCTGTCTGGTGAGATTGAAGCGCCAGATGTGTTTTGCGGTGGCACACCTTGCCAAGCCTTCTCAGTGGCTGGTCTTCGCAACTCCCTTGATGACGCAAGGGGCAATCTTTCACTCACTTTCGTAGGAATTGCAAATGCAATTGACCATGTTCGATCTGTTCGAGGAGAGTCTGCCTCAATCGTCTTCTGGGAAAACGTGCCCGGAGTTCTCTCCACCAAAGACAACGCCTTTGGTTGCTTCCTTGCTGGGCTCGCGGGGGAAGATAACCCCTTGGAACCGACAGGGGGCAAATGGACGAACGCTGGTTATGTGCTTGGACCCAAAAGAGCAGTCGCGTGGAGACTTCTCGACGCCCAATATTTCGGCGTGGCCCAACGACGCAAGCGTGTGTTCGTTGTCGCAAGTTCTAGAGACGACTTCGATCCCGCAGCGGTTCTTTTTGAGTTCGACGGCGTGCGCCGGGATACTGCGCCGAGCAGAGAAACGGGGCAAGCAATTGCCCCCTGCGTTACAAACGGCCCTCCTTTCAGTCGCACAGGTAACGAAAGAGTAGAGGCTGAGGCGATGGTGGTGCAACCAGCCTATGCCATTCAAGGTAGCATGATTGGGCGCAACGACAGCGCAGGCCCAAAAGGCGATGGTATCAATGAAGAAGTTTGCTTTACGCAAAACACGATTG